GTGTTGTTCCAGAAGACGTAAACGTACCCAAACCAACCTCAAACGCTCCGTTAGTATTGTCTACTATGGAATAATATGTTGTATCTGAGTTAGATAGGTTTGCAGTAAAAGTCTCAAAGTTAGCTACAGCACCACCAAGGCTTATTGTACCTGTGCCTGTGGTAATGGTGGTTTCTCGTACTCTATCTGCAATTACTAATGCCATTAGGCTATCCTTATTATTGCGTTACTTGCATCTGCTGTTGGAAAAACAACTGTAAAGTCTCCTGAAGAAGATGATTTGTCTGCACCAAAGTCTAACACACAAACAGAAGGATCACCTGAAGCACTGTCGTTAAATATCAATGCCCCTCTAGCTGTTATTGTTGATGATCCAAATGTCTCATCTGAAAAGTCTGTTAAAGCTGTTGTTCCTGATGTAGATGGGTCAACTCTTGTTAACGCTCCACCTTTTGCTGTATAGTTTGTTCCAGATACTTCGTTACTTGTTGTATACGCAGTGGTTGATGCATCTAAACTTGCACTTGATGTATACAGAGCAATATTAAATGTACTGCCCCCACTAAGTAAAAAATTGTGTTTTGCCTCTAGTAGTTCTTTCTTAAAAGACGTACACATTGCCTGAGTTATAGCCATTACATTCTCCTTATGTATTCTGCAAGGTTATTATGTCCTGCATCTTTAATTGCATTGTAAACTGTTGTCCTGTCTGATTTTATAGCTTCTTTCATATAAAACGCTATAACTTTTTCTAAGTGCGACTTGAACGCTCTAGCTTGATCTCTGATTTCAGGAGCCGCATTGTCACCCACTTCTACTATTTTATCAGCACATCTCTTAGCAACTTCTTCTGGTGTAAACCCTCTGTTTTCTGTTGTGTGTACGTTGACGATAGGAGTTTTTGGTAATTCCATTAACATTACATTATCCTTGGTTCACCGTTTCTATAACTGTCTCTCTTATTTCTTCCATCAGCTAACTCTTTTAATGAAGCCAAAGCTTCATCATATCTTGTTTTACAAAAGCTAACTATATCAGGCTCACCTTTCATAAATGAATAAGCTTCTAACAAAGAGCCATATAACAAAGCTGTTTCTGCATTATCCCCTAACCACGATGTTGAAGCTGTTACTATTGATGGTGGGTCATAGTAGTAATGTAATTGAACTGTGTAACCAGAATTTGGCGTAGGAGCTACCATAAAATTGTCACCATCAAACTGAGCGTAATATAAAGGCTGACCTGTTGTTCCTACAGCAGGATACGCTTCTCTAATAAAGTTAACATCTTTAGGCATTAAAAACGCATAGTTGTCACTGCCGTCAATAACAGCAATAGAAAAAGTAGCTAGATGATCTGTAGGTTTTGCTAAGAACCTGTTGCTTGATGTCAGAGATGTCGTAACATTCTTTCTTAATTCTGGAATAAGTATTGATCTATATATTCTTTCTTCTGTTTGTTTAACAAAAGTAGGAATATTACTAACAAATGTTGTTTCTGTATTATCAGTATATTCCTTTATAGCCGCTGTTAGCTCTGTATAGTTCATTTTTTATCCTTGCTCGGTGCGTATATATTATCAAAAATTTGGTTAACATCCAAGACATAATCTAAATCGGACTTAGAGTAATGTATATGTTGAGAAGGTTTAAAATCTGGTGCGCCCTTACCTGTCTCAAACCATGCAGGATGCGTAACTCTAACCCTGTTGTTAGGAAGCGCAATAATGTTACCTGTCCACGAACCTGCATCTAATAACTCTAAAACATGACTTTGTTTATGTTGAGCAGGATCATCTGCTATCTCACTACCAACATAATCTACAGTAAATAAATATTTAGCAGGAAAAAAGTTATCGTTAACTTTTGCTAACCAAGGACATGGTGTAGCCCTGTCCATAACATACACTGCGTGGTCAAGGGAGGAACAATCCCACGGTTGTGCATAGTGAACAGGCATGGGCGTTGCCCACTCCTCTACTGGAGTATCTGCTACTAAAGCTGTAATTGGCATCCTAGCCCACATTGCTCCACCATGTACGTTTTCTTCATCTGTATTGTCTACCTCACACCCACTAAATATTATTTGAAAACTTAAACACCTATTAGGCATTGTTGTTACAGCTATTGCTATCCCATGCAAAAACTCACCATGATATTTTTCATGGTTACAAGTATATTCTCTTCTTACCCAACACTTAAAATGGGGTATGTTGCTTTGCAAATAAGCCATATTAACTTGTTGTTACCGATACAATACCAACCTGACCAAACATTGTATCTATTTTAGTATTAAAATCATCAAATCTAGGCACTCCAACATGAATTTCTAATGGCTCTGTTGCATCAGGTCTTGCATCTCTTATAGACTGAGGGTCGTCACTTTTAACTCTTCCAACAAAGTTTTGAGGGTGATCACCGTCAGCTACATCTCTTCCTACTCTTATCCCGTTTTTTTTACCATTAGTAAACTCATAAACAAGTTCTGCTACTGGGTATCTAAAACCTGTTCTATCGCAAATTCCAAAAGCATATTTTCCTTTTGCGTAAGTCATTAAGCACTCGTGTAAAATGTATTATATGGAACAAACTTAATAGAAGCTGTTTCTGTATCTTCTCCTGCGGCTAATTCAAATTGAAACTCATATTCTTGCTTTAAAGCTTGAACTCTATTTGCTACTTCTGGTTTTTTCATTGCTATATAGTAAGCCATACCTGCAACTAAACATGGCACAAATCTAGGAGGAACATAACTTGTTGTTGTTCCTGCTATCCCAGACGATATGCTATCTATACCTTTTAACCTAAAATACGCTAATGTGTACGTTGTGTCTGGAACAGGATGCAATGTTACTGTTGTTGACCCTGAAAGTCTTTGTACAAATATTTGTGTGGGTTTTGCTTGTGTATTTTTATTTGATTTCTGAGCATATGTAGACACACTTATTCTAGCCAGGTTTGTATCTAGTTGTGACGTTCCTGTGCCTGTTCTAATTGTATGCTCTATAATGTCTATTGTGTCTGTTGGCATAGTGTATGTGGATGTACCTGCCGATAAAGACAAAGTACCTGAATCTATTGTAAAAAGATTTATACCTCTGTTTTGCCATTCTAATGTTAGTATATTAAGACTTCTTCTAGCTGTTTTTAAGTCATAACCAGATCGCATCTCTAGACCTGCTCTTTCAAACGATTCTTCAAATAATTCTGGTAAATCTGGTGTTACAACTGCCATTTTATCTCCCTAAAAGTTATATGTAACTTTTTCCACATTATATATTAATCTTCTTTTTTATCAATCACTAATGGTTTGCAGTAAGCTGAATAGTTTCTAGTCTTACCTGCTGTAGACAAATTAACTATATCTTCATACCATTTGCATTTTGAATAACTAGAATATCTTACCTCTCCCTCTGGTTCTGTGTTGTTCATTATAACTAAAATAAATATTAATGTTTTCATTTAAAGCTGTCATTTAAAGAGTCTACTACGCTGTCTATATTAGGTTCTTTTCCGTTTGGGTCATACTTGCATTGAAACTCTACTGGACACTGCCCCTCAACAACTAAAGTATAAGTATTGTTTGCTCCCTTATATAAACACACTTGCTGTCCATTCTTTGCTTGTTTTCTTTTATATCTTCTACACGTTACATACTTTGGGTCTTCTCTTATTCCTCTTCTTTTTTCCTGTTCCCATGTCCAATCGCTAAATTTTTTAAGAAAACAGGTAAAACATTGTTTAATATTTTCTGATTTAGCTAAGTATATTACTTCTCCATCAGCGCATAGCCATTCAAACGTATATTGTCCTCCATCTTTTCTAACACAATTACCACCAACCTCTGTCGATGCCCATGAGGGAGTAAACAAATAAAACGAGAATAACAGTCCCAACAGCCAAAGTAACAGTAAGAGCAACCCACCCAATAACCTTTTCTCTAAATATTTTTCTGTCATAGATTTCTTTTTGCCTTCTTTTACGAATTTGACCTTCCATGCGTAGCAACTCATCCCAAGATGCTGTGCCGTGTTTAAACTTAATAAACTGTTGAAGTTCATAGCGTTGCTCTTCTAATCTTTTTTTAGCTGTAAAGGCTTCTATTGCCTCTTGTTCAATGCTACCACCACCGAATAGCTTACGAACCATTGTAGGGTTCTTTGCAGAATTGTGAGCAGCATCAACATCACTAACAGCACCCATCCAACGAGATAGGTCTTGCGACATGGATTCTAAATCTTTTCCTGCCGCAAAAGCCCTTTTAATTCCGTTAAAAGCCGTGCTTGCTGTTGTAACAGCAGCCGAAATAGTTATTGGATCAAACATTTTTTTCTAAGCGAAAAAAACCGTCATCATGTCTGCATTGTCTAACGTATAGCTAACACTTAATCCACTAGCAAACATTACTCCATTTTGAGGAATAGTTCTGTCCACTGTTTCATTTGCTGTACCTATCGTTCTTGACTTCATCAATGTTGAGCCACTTTCTGGCGTTCCATTAATAAACGATATTGTACCTGCTGTACCACCTGAAGTTATTGAAAAACCTTTTAATCTTGTTCTTCCTCCAAATACAGCTTGAGCGCACAACGAACCTGAACCAACTGTAATGTTAGCTGCGTATTTAGCTGAACACTCTACAGCACTAACTGTTAAAAATAGTTTAGCCCCTGCTACCGTTTCTGCTGAACCAGTTGATGTAATAACTTCTGTCATAGCGTCACCAAAAACATCAGTACCTGTTATAGTACAAGTCTTTGCGTTGTCGCTTGTTCCAGTTGTTGTTACGGTCACATTTCTAGCAGTACCATTTGCATGGGTAGTATTAGCCATAGTTGCTGACGTATCAGGTCTAGCCGCAGTTACTAAACGATTAGCACTTGCGGCATTTTCATCACTGATCGTAATAACATTTACGTCTGTAATAAGTGACATAAGATTACCCCCATAAATTAACCGTTAGCGTAGTCGAAAGCTGCCCCGTGTATCTTAATCATAATTTTACCTGCTGTGTAAGCTGCTTCCGTAGCATCACCTGAAGTTAAATAAAGATACTTTTTAGTAAGAGCCGATAGTGTTGTTCCTCCATCTGCCTCATTATGAAGACCTAATGTTAAATCACCATTATTAAACAGAACTGTGCCACTTGTTACAGCCGCATTTTCTGCTGTTGTTCCTGTTGCAGAACACACTAGGTTAATATCTGGATCACCACCTGT